TCGTCGAGATGGTCTTTTTTGCTCGCAAGTCGGCGATCTTCGTATCGGCTTCCTCGGCGGTCAACTTGCCCAGCTCGTAGAGCTTGGTGATGTCGTTGATCTTCGCCGTGACCTGGCCCTTGTAGTCGGCGATACGCTCCTTATCCAGCTCCGGCTGGCCGGTGAGCTGGGGCGGGGTGAGTTTGCGGTCGAGCTGAACCGAGGCCACCTTACCGCTGTCGTTGACATAGAGGAGTTTCCCGTTGATCTCTTTGGTGCCCCCTTGCGCCTCTAAGCGCCTCCTGGCGAGTTGCTCGTCCAGCTCCGCGCGCTTCTGGGCGATCAGGTCCTGCTTATTGGAGCCCTCGCCTGACGCTTCCGCCTGATTGGCCTTCCCCGGCTCCCTGAGGGCCTTCTCCAGATCCTTCTTCTCGCGGTTGGCGATCGCGTTCTGCCTGAGCTCCTCCCCCCGCAGCTTATAGAGCTCCTTCATATCGGGTCTTTCTTTGGTTATTCCCAACGGGCTCACGGCGTTCAGCTCGGGCATCTGCCGCCTGGAAGGATCGCCGAACGGATCTTCGTAATACGGCTGGTCGTCGCTGAGGCCGGGGATGCCCTTGGCGATATTCTCGTAGACGGAGCCGCCCTTGCGGTAGACCGGGTCGATCACATTGGTCACCCAGCGCTGGAGCGAGGAGAGCGGGATGTACTGGGTCGCGACGTTGCCCGCCACCTTGGAGAGGTTGAAACCCTCGCGCCCTTCGACCGATTTGACCAGGTCGCCGATACCCTGCATGTAGGACTGATCGGCGAAGAAGCCCATCACGCCGGTCAGGGAGGAGAGCGCCTTCTCGTCGAAGGAGTTCGCGGCGGATTTGGGATCGTCTTGGAAGCCGTTCTTGATCGCTGCCGCCATCGCCAGGGGATAGGCCAGTGGGCCGATCTTCGAGTAGGAGACCCATTTGTCGCCGATCTTCACCGCGTAAGGCTGCATCCCAGCGGCGTAGAAGGCCCTGCTCTGCTCCTGATCCTTCGGTGCTGCCCAGGTGATTTTATCTTGCAAGGCCAGATACCCAGCGCCAGCGAAGACGGTCGAGCCGATCATCGCCTTGGCGAGCTGCTCGGTCTTGTCTTTGGAGCCGGGGAGGGTGGCGAGCCCTGCGGGACTGTATTCGATCCCCTGCTTCATGATGTTCATCGGTGTCTGGACGAAGGGGACGAACCAACCGAAACCAGGGACGCGCCTGAGCTCCAGGATGGCCTTGGTGCCCTTATCGACCCAGTTGAGGAGCGCTCCTTGTCCGGCGCTGTCGAGCCCTTGTCTGAAGACGGTGTATTGGGCCATATCGGCCGCTTCGGCGTCGATCTGCATCTTGGTCACATCCTTGGCCTGCTTGCCGTAGCGGTGCGCCAGCGACTCGCCTTCGGCACCCTTAATCAGCGTCCCGAAGAACTGATCCATCGCTTCAAGGCCCTTGGAGACCACGTTGCCCTTGCTCAGCATGTTCCCGGTCGGGATGCGATTCAGATCGAGGTTCTCGATGCCCTGCTTGCCGGTGAAGATGTCGCGGACCTTGGTGAGGGCGTCGGGGATAGCGTTAAACATGCCCCGATAATAGACCGGCACCTCCGAGATGTAGCGCGTGCGCGCCTCGCCTTTGAGGGTAGAAGCCACCGCGTCGATCGCGCCCGATGCCAGCTTTGTTGTGGGCCTGACGATGCCCGCCTGGATCGCGCCGGAGAAGGCGTTGACGATGTGCGTCTTCGGACTCGACAACAGGTTCATGTAGCGGTATTCCTCGGCGATCTCGCCCCAGGTCGGCTTCACGAACTTGCGGTAGAAGTCGGTGACCTGACGCGCGTCGTCCCAGTTGACCTTCTCGCCCTCCCGAACAAGGTCCTCGGTCTTGTGCCCCAAGCGACCCAGCCTGGCGATAATGCGCTCCTTGGCGGTGGCGAGCGACGGGTTGGCGTCGTTGCGGAACGAATTGAGGCGCTGCCCGGCCGCGTGGGCCTGGCTATCGAGCACCTTCAGATTCTCGATCCATTCCCTGGTAAGCCCCTGGCCCTCGGCCCCGGCCGCGACCGCCTCCCGCAACTTGGTCAAGGCGGCCATGCCCTGCAATGACTCTTCCCGGCTGATCGTCTTCTGCAAGAGGTTCGATTCCTTCGCGGCCTGCTCGATCTCGCCCTTGGTGATCGGCCTCCCCTTGACGGCATCCAGCTCGGGCTTGATCAGCTCGACCTGCTTGCGGAGTTGGTCCCTGGCCCCCTCATCGACGTTGAGGCGCTCGGTGTTGATGCTCCCGGCGTACTTCGCCCCCTTGACTTGAGCTGGGGTTGCGGCGGTATCCCCGACCAGTCCCATCGCGGCCTGCGTCGTGCCCCGAGACGAACCGTCCAAGTGCCGATTGATCGCCCTGACCGTGTCCTCGTTGAGGTCGCTCTTCATGACGGTGGGGACGAGGGTCTCGCCGAGCTCCTTGTACGCCTGGAGGCGGTGCTTACCATCCTCGACGCCGAACTTATCCCCTTCCTTGATCAGGTAGAGGGGCGCGACCGGCTTCCCTTCCTGGATTTGCTTCTTATAGAACTCCACGCGGGCGCGATCCGGCGCTCCCTCGTGCGAGATCAGGTTGTCGATACGCTTGTAGCTCAGGTTGGGGATCGCTGGAGTGTCAGCGAGGGCCTGTTTCCCGGCCGCCTTACTCGGGTTACTGCCCCCCAGGGCACCGAAGGCGAAGTCCATGGCGATACTCTTGGGATCGAGCGGATTCCTGCCCAGGGCCGAGCTCATGACCGCGCCCTCCGGCACGTTTAGCGCTCCGGTGGCGAGTCTGCCAGCGATGAACTTCCCGGCCGGGTTGGTGATCGGCGCGGCGAGCTTGGCGGCGTACTTGGCGATGAGGGGATTGGTGATCGAGCCCACCCCGAGGATCTGGGGCGTTGAGCCGACGCCTGAGGCCAGGCCCTGACCGAACGATCCGCCCGTCGCCTTGTTAATCACGCCACCCAGGACGCCCGAAACCCCCGCCGTCGCGAGGCCCGCCCGAGTGGCAAGCTGGGGCGCTCCGAGGATGGTCGCCCCGGTGCCGATCGCCTCACCGGCGACCTGCATGGGTCGCTTGTAGAGCGATGCGCCGAGATTGGTGTTCGATTGTTGCTGACTGCCGAGAGAGCGCTGTAAGCTCGTGTATCTAGCGCGTTCCGCCGGCGAGATACCCGGCTTAGCTAGTCGTTGTTGGATCTGCTGAAGAGATCCTTGTAAGGCCTGGTTGTTGCGATTGATCTGAGGAGCGACGAAGGGAACGGTTAAGGCGTTGGCGTAGGACTTCCCGAGGCCTCCTACGACGGTGGCCGTAGGCTTGATAACATCATTCACGACGCTGGAGAGCGTGTTGGTTACCGGAGAGAGTTTCTTGAGATATTTTTGAATGAGATCCATATCATAACTAGTTGAGTCCCAGGCTTGCTAAGAGTTTCTTCTGTGGGTCTTCTTGTGTTATACCGACGGACATCGGATTCTGTGCCTGTTGGCCGCTGAGGACCTGGCCCTGGATCGCGCCGAGATTGGCGGTCGGGTCTTGGTACCCGGCGAGTTGCTTGAGCTGGGTGCCGAGCGTCTGCTTCTGGGCGTTGACCTGTTGCGCGAAGTTAAAGACGGACGACTGGATCTCCGAGAAGCGTTGCTGGAGGGCGGCGTTGGCCGACTTGATGGCGTCCGCGCGCTGGCGGTCGTTGAAGCGCAGATCTTGCTGGATCTGGCTGGTGAGTTGATTGAACTGTCTGAGGACGCTCTTGACCGCGTCGGAGTGCTCCGCGACCTTCTGATCGAGGAAGTCGTCGAGCTCGTTGATCCGCTGCGTCGAGGCCTCCACCAGGCGAGCGCGTTGCTTGTCGTATTCGCCGTAGCCCCGACTGAGCACGTCGCCAGCGGCGCTACTATTTAGTATCCCGAGTCCTCGCAGCATGTTGCGGTTCTTGCGCTCGACCTCCTGGGCACTACTGAGCGCATCCTGGACGTTGTTCTGGGTGGTGCGCTGCGTGTTTTCCTTGGAGGAGCCGACTTGTTTTTTCACCCCTTCGAGCTGGGTATCGTAGGCCCCTAAGGTCTCGTCTTTTTGCTGGCCCAGGTAGCCGAGCTGGCCCTGGAGATTGGCGGCGGTGCGGTCGAACTCGGTATTGAGCGAGGAGAGCAGGGCGTCGTTCTCCGAGCTGGCGGCGTTCTTGGCCGCGCCGAAGATGTCCCCTGGTTGGGGGCCGGTCTGGTTGAAGCCGGTGCCGGTGAGGGTCGAGGTTGGTCCGGTTTGGGCTCCGAGCACCGAGCCTTTCGACTTGGTGGCGGTCAACGGATTGACCCCGCCGATCGTCTGGCCGGGGAGAACCGGGCCTTGAAAATTGCTGTTGAAATTGCCGGAGAAGCTGAGGCCCCCGGAGTTGACGGCCTGGCTGAGGTTCAAAGATGGTTGCCTACTGGCGTTGCGCTGGGCGTTGTAGTCGAGTATCGAATAGGCCATAGAATCAAAAAAGCCGCCAACTTGGCGGCCTGCGAACACGTCGTTCGTGTAGCTTGTCTCTATCATAGGCTTGTGCGGGTTCGCGTCAAGACCCCAGTTGAGGAAGATGATGATATTGAGCAGGTATGGAAGCATTTGTCGAGCATTATAGCACACTACCCGATGATCAGATAGAAGCGCCCGGTCAGGCGGAGAGCGGGGCGGAAGTCCGCGAAGATCAGCCGATATGGCCCGATCGTATCGGAGACCGTGATATTCAGGTTGCCGCTGCGATTAGCGCTGACCGCCTCGGTGACGGTGACACTATCGGAGACGGTGACTTGCATGTCCGAGACCCGCAGCGTGACATCCTCCGTGAGGGTGGCGGTGTCGCTGACGGCGATGAGGGAGACAAGCAAGGCGAGGACACTCTCACTGACGGTGGTCGTGTCGCTCACGTTGACGCTGTTATCCTGGTCGAGCTGCACACTCTCCGTCACGGTTGTGGTGTCAGCGACAGCAATGAAGCTCACTAGGAGTGCGGTAAACTCCTCGGAAACGGTAAGACTATCGGAAGTCGTCAGGAATGAACTGAGGAGCAGGATGAGTGCCTCCGTGAGGGAAGTGCTCTCCGAGACCGTGACGAAGCTCGTCTCCAGGAGGGTGAGACTTTCTGTTAGGGTGACACTCTCGGAGACGTTCACGCTCAAGCTGGTGTCTGCCGCCTGGATAACCACCGTGACACTCTCGCTGGTGTAGATGGTGTCCGGATAGTAGTTCGGATAGTCGACGACGGTGGTGGTGTCGGTAGTCGCCACCTGGCTCACCAAAAGGACCTTGATAGTTTCGCTGAGCGTTGTTGTATCGCTGGTGCTCACGAGCGCGACCAGGTTCAGGGTGACCGCCTCGACGACGGTGGTGGTGTCGCTGACCGCTACCTGTGGGGCACTCAGGTCGATCGCGACGCTCTCGGTAGTGGTCGTCGTATCGGTGACGTTGACCAGGCCGATGAGGAGCGCGGCGAGGGACTCGGTAACGGTGGTACTGTCTTGCGTCGCTACGAAGGCGGTGAGCAGGAAGAGTGCGTCCTCGCTGATGGTCGTGGTATCGCTGACCGCCACGAAGCTCGTCTCCAGGAGCTGCGTCGCTTCCGTCACGCCGGCCGCGTCGGACACGTTGATGGTCATCGCGTCGGCAGCGGCGATCTCCGTCGTCGATGACTCGGTTGTGCCGATAGTATCGCTCACCTCCACAAACGAGAGTGGCAGGAGTGAGATTTCCTCGCTGGTGCCGACCGTGTCGGAGACGTTGACAAAGCCTGTTTCGAGGAGCTGGATCGACTCGGCAACGGAAGATGAGTCGCTGACCGAGATGATGAAGACGACCTGGGCCGGTGCGGACTCGGTGAGGGTGGTCGTATCGGAGACGGTGACGAAACTTAGCGGATCGAGCTGCACATTTTCTGAAAGCGTCACGGTGTCCGAGACGGTGACCGGACTGCTTACGAGGAGCGTCACAGCTTCCGTGAGTGTCGCGGTGTCGTCAACGGTGCTGGTATAGACCTGGGTTGCATTTGTCTCCTCACTGGTCGTCGCTGTGTCGCTCACATTTACGAAGCTCGTCAGCAGAAGCGGCATATCCTCGGTGATGGTCGTGGTATCACTGACATTGACGAATGTAGTAGTGAGGATGCCGACCGCTTCGGTGACGGTCGTGGTATCACTGACATTGACCAGACTCACCAGCAAGGCGGCGAGCGACTCCGTGAGGCCGGTGCTATCCGAGACCTCGGCATTATACGCCAGGGTGGCGTTGATCGACTCGGAGAGGGAAGAGGAGTCGCTGATGGTGACATCACTGGTCAGCAGCATCTTGATACTTTCGCTAAGGCTCGTCGAATCGCTGACGGATGCTCCACCGCTGCTGATAGTAAAACTCCTCGTACTACTATAAGCACCGTATCTGTTACTCCCTGTGGGATCTTTCGCTTTTACTCGCCAGTAATAGGTCGTGAGAGAAAGTGCATCCCCTGCTTGAACGGTGTACTGAATGTTATCGCCAGAAGTAAAGGGATCGGTATCCCCTCCAACATCGGGATTAGCAAAGCCCGAATCTGTCCCGGAGACTTTATTGAGTAATGGTACTAACGCAGCTTTGAGCTCGATAGCGCGCATCCCCATGTCATCATTCGCGCCGATGGTGATGTCCATCTGTACGCTTGTCGAAGAAGAAGTAGTAACCGAGTTTTGATAAGAGTTTACGGTTCTTGAGACAGTCCCTCCCTGAACTTGTGAGGCAATAGTTTCACCAGAACCAGCAGAGTAGGTATTATTCCCTGTTTGCCCCGTGCCAGCAATGACGAGCGAGTTGTTTCTTGTTGTGGTGACGGTTGCGCTTACCGCTGTCGTGTTATTGGCAGTCCCCGTTTGATGATCGCCGATAGGACTGGAGGTATCAGCGCCTTTCCATGCCGAGATGACCCCCGATGCCTGCGGGAATCCACCACCTGTAAATGTGGCAGTAAAGACAACCGAGGTTAGTTTATGGGTGGCTAAAGCCCAATAATGATAGACCTCTCCTCCCAAGTTTGGCTTCGAGATGGCAGTCCCTATCTGGGTCCAAGTTAAATCACCATCGAATGTCACGCCTGAGGGTGTTGTGTTTGAAAAATCGATTGTTGCAATGAGAATCTCGTCTTCTTCTGCGGTTGTCAGCGCACCAAAAGCAAAGGAATTAACACCATTACCGTTTGCGGTTACTGAGGTGTCGTAGCTCGGACCCGCTCCCACCGTTGAATCAAAGGTGTTAACTGTGTCTATTTGTACTCTATACCGAATATCGCTTCCTTCCGTATCGGTTCCAGTAAAATCAAGCGTTGGTGTGGTGTCAGAAGTTGAAGAGGCATCGGCCGGAGAATTAAGGCTTACAGTAGGAGCCTGATCTGCTGCAAACGATATCCCAACAATCGCCCAGTCATCATTTGAGGCTTCCGTCCACCCCATGCTCTGCGTCCCCGAGGTGGCCTTGATCCCATATTGGCTTCCCATTCCGTTCGCACCATGATCGGTGTTATAGAGGATCGTGCCATCTTGCGCCGATGGTGCCCAAGTCGTTGCGCCAGTTCCTACAGCCGAAATCCAAACTGAATCGTCATACGGCACATTCACTGAAAGGCTAGGATTGGTGCTCGTTCCCGAGTTTGTACCAGCCGTGCCGACTTTAAACTTCCCCGTTGTTGATTTATAGCAAGAAACATCGCGCCTGATCGTCAAGCCCCCAGCGTTCGGGATCGAGACATTGGCGGTAGTGATGTCAGGATTAAAGAGATACCATATCTCTACCGAAGTCTCTGGAGCACTGGCTGCTTGCGCGGTCGTTCCCGCTTGGGTCATATTCACCCCATTAAAGGTAGGGGTTCCCCCGGTGCGCTGTGTCGCGCTTGCCACCACCAGACAAAGCACCATGACGTGATCGTTGGCGGTTGTCGTGACCGATATTGTTACTGGATTGGTCGTTCCGGTTGTATGTGTTGTGACTTGCGATAGACTTGCTGCCATAGTACGAAAAGGAGAGGCTGTTTATTAGCCTCTCCCGAAAATATCCGCCGAATCGGCGTCATCACTTACTTTCACTCCTAGCGTTGGTGGGTCGTTGTTGGGGATGCGTCTGATGCTGAATTGGAAGGGCTTGTCGGACTCGTCGAAGTTGTTCCACTGGCGCAGCGCCTCCAGCAGGAGACCTTCCACCTCGCGGAAGAGCTTGCAGACGATGACCCGGTCCTGAACGCGTACTTCTAAGTCCATATCAGACGATCCGCACCCCCTGGACGGAGGCCGTTTGCGGCGTGAGACTGATGCTTGGGGCATCGGGGAAATTGTCGTCGTTGATGGCGATATCGTCGAAGTAGACCTTGCCGGTCGCCCAGTCGCCACCGGTGATGTCGCCGCCAATGTATAGGTAACGCGTACTCGGGTCTTCTCCTCCAGCATTGCGATTAGCCGCAGCGAACGTGACGCCATCCAGGCGCGCTTCCAGGTGCACTGAGCTGGGGGTGGTGGCGTTGACGAGGAGTTCGATGCGGTACCATTGCCCCGTGGATAGTGCCGATGAGGTCGCAATGTCACCACCAAAATCGCTCGCGGCAAATAGTATCCCATCGGGTTGCAGGCGCAGCGAGATTGCAGTACCGGCATCCACATCTTCTTGCCTTGCGATATCACCAGCATTATCGGGAAGAGTATGGACATAGAACCAAAAACGAGTATAAGTGACAGGCACCCCGCCGGCTGAAAGATCGGTGCGCACAGACTCAAGTGGATCGCACTCCAGCGCATAGCTACCGGCGTGCTTAATGCTCGTCACGATTGATGGGGTAGAGTCGAAAGGGACAAACCCTTCGGTGGCGAGGTTATTGGATTCAAAGTCGCTGGTGAATAGGCGGGCCATATGGTCGTATTGTGCTACAAGCCGAAGTTTATGTCAATTAAAACTCGGTGGGGTATTGCGTCCCATCGTTATCAATATGCCTGCAAAAGATATTCGTGTCGACCAGGAACGGGTATTTCATCTTCTGGAACTTGTCCCAGCCGCTCTTCTTGAAGAAGCCGCCCTCCATGACGCGCGTGCACCAGTCGAGATCGCTCGTCCCGGTCACCTGGCCGAACTCGCCCTTCTCCTCGTCGAACCACTGCTCCAAAGGGGCGTTGAAAACGCGCCTGACGGTGCGACCTTGCACCACGTATTCCGGCGACTCTTTCCACATGGCACGCAGCAGTCCCATATGGATCAGGAGCATCCCCGTGGGGACGCCGTCGGCGTAGACCAGGTCGCCGCGTTTCCATTTGGTGTAGTAGCTCGTGCCACGGCCGCGATAGATCATCGGTTCGGCGGGGACTGAGCGGGTGAAATAAAGGCCGCTGATCACCGGGTGGCTCTCGTCGCGGATGTACTTGTTGAAGCGCAGGATGGCGTCGGGTGGGGGGATGGTGTCGTCCTCCAGTAGCCAGAGCCACTCGAACTCCTTCTCGATGGCGTGCTGCACGATCAGGTTCTGGGCGTCGGCGACGGAGAAGCGCTGGGGGATGTAGGGGTTGAGGAACTGCACCACGTTGACCATGCTCCAATTGGTGGGGATCGTCATGCCGTAGCGACCGGCGGCCCACTCCATGCGGATATCGCCCTCGGTGGGCGTGCCGATCATGACGCGGTTGACGTACTTGCTCGTCCCCGAGTCCTGGATCATCCTATACCCCTTAACTGGTGAGCGCTGTTTTTTAGTTGCCATAGTGTATTTTCCTGTCTGCGTGATACGCGGGATCGTCGCGACGTTTGATCAGGACGACACTCAGGTTCCCTTCCTTACTCAGCGAGAGCGTCCCTGGCTTGATCTTCCAGGGGGCCGGTTCGTAGATGCCGTACAGTTGGCCGCCGGTCTTGGGGCCGAGCGGATCGAAGTATTCCCAGGTGATCTGCGTGCAACCGTTGCAATGGCTGGGGTCCTGCCAGTAACCGGGCGATCCGGCATAGGGCGTGACGATCGCGAACTCGCCGTCGTATTTCAGCGTCCGCCAGACCTCCGACATGAAATTGATGAAGATCCCCTTCGTGGGGTTGATGTGCTCGACGACGTGCGAGGCGACCGCCACCACGGCGCACTCATCGGGGAGGGCTTTCCAGGGGAACTCCTCCAAGTCCTGGATGATATCGACGTGCCCCTCGATCGGGCGATAGTCGATGCCGACCCAGTCGGGGCCCTGCTTATTGCCGCCGCAGCCGATGTCGAGCTTGATGCCCCCTTTGGTCTTGAGTAGATGTTTGATTGACTGCTTCATAAAAAACAAAGACGCGTGAGAAGTTGTCGAAACTCACGCGTCTGTATCTTGACAACTTTTTATACACAACTTCGATACTATAGGTTATGAAAAGATAATATCGTAAGTCACGTTCACATTTTGATTGGTCGCACAGGCACTACTGGTGTAGGTGTTGCCCGCGAATAAAGTCCCGCCCGCTGCGGTCGAGGTGTTGAACAGCCCGATATTCGAGATGTTCTTGCTCGCCGTAACGAAAGAGTCTTGTGAAGCAAAGGTCGCAGTGAAGCGGACCGTCTTCGATGCCGATGAAGTCGCAGCCGTGACCGCTTCTCGCACTGATTGCTCGCCCGCAAGCGAGGTGTCCGATGCTGCTGGCGCGCCGCCGGTGCCGATGGCCATATGGGAAACGTATTTCGAACCAGCGATTGAGCCGAGTGCACTCACTAAGTACTGGTTAAATCCGAGGTTCGTAATTTGGTTGCGGCGTACGCCTGAATCACCGACGATCACGGTCTTGCCGTCCCGGTCCTCCGTGATTTGGAGCCGAAAACATCCCTTAACCCCCGTGTTGTCGTGTAGTTTTGTTTTTTTCATGTAGTTTTCACCTCCTTTCTTATCATTGTTTCTTATTTATGTCAACTATGAATAGTCCAGCGCCGTCAGGTCCGTGGCTACGTTGTCGAAGTTACTGTCCCCATCGGCCCAGGTGACGACGAGGCCGGTGGATTCGTCGATCTTGCGGCATTGCCACAGGGCGGCGGACTGGTCGGTCCCCGGCGCGGCCATCGCCAGGTAGGTCACTGCGTTCACGGTGGTGATCTTGATCGCCATGTTGGAGGCGTTGAGGCGCTGGAGGTTCTGCCCATCGTAGCCCAAGCTCTCCGCGACCGGCACCTGAAACTCGGGATCGAAACCCATGTTATCGATGTGCGTCGGGCTGTAGGGTTTCTCGTGATTTTTGGTCCTGTCTATTGCCATATGCGCTTCCCTTCCATCATGCGGAATACCGCGTCATCCATCTCCTGGGCCGATTTCATGCGCGAGAGCTGCATGAACGTGCGGCGCTTCTCCGCCGGGTCTTTCATGAAGGCCAGGCCCTTCCACGCCTGTACCAGGCCCCCCAGGCGCTCGAGGACCACCCCCGGTTCGGCCTGCGGATCGAGGTCGAAGCCCTCCTTGAGACTATCGAGCACGCGCTTGATCGTCGATTCGGTCGGGGTCGCCCCGCGCTGGCGCACCAGCTCCAGGATGTACTCGGTCGCGTCTGCGAGGTGGGCGCGATCTTCGGGCGGGATGCCGATCGGATCCTCGACGCCGAGGGCGAGGAGTACCGCCTCTTCGGCCCCCTGCCCCTCTACGGGCTCTTCCATGCCCAAATCGACATTACTCCCTATTTCATTCTTCGGGGCCTCGATTGTAGGCTCCTGCGGCGTCACAGGGGGTGGTGGGGCACTGGATCGGAAAACGGTGTCGCTCATGATTCGTTTAGGCGAAGCCTATCGCCCCCTCCCCGTAATAATTGGTGCCGTCGAAGTAGAACCGCGCGATGTCGATAGCCCCGTCGGTGGTCGACCAGGTGGGCTCCGCGCCGCCCGCCCATTTCACCGTCCCCGGCCAGGATGGATTCCTGTTTGTCCCGCTGTGGATGATGCGCAGCGTCAGGTTGCAGGGTCCGGGGGGTGCGGTGAAGGTGTAGGTACAATCACCGTTCAGCGTCGTCTTTTGCACATTCCCCACGCCCCAATCGATCGTGTCGGCGGTCGAGCTATTGCCGTTGTCGGTCTCCGCATCGTGATAGAAGGTTTCGGTGATCTGGAGGTCGACCAGTTGCGTGAGTCCCGACGTTACCTTCAGCGCGGCGATGGCGGCGTTGTAACTGGTGATCTTGAGGCGGGCGGTGCTGACGGGGGACTCCTCGCCGATCGAGACGTAGCCGTTCCCCTCATAGTCGTCGCCGAAGAGTTGTATGACCGTCTCGCCCTCGCTGCCTAGCTGGAGTTCGTAGGCCCCCGTATTGCTGACCAGTGTTTTGATGAACGCCGTGCGGTCCTCCGAGCTTGAGCCATTCCAGTAGGTGCCGGTGAGGAGGAGGCTGGGGGAGGTGATGTTGGGGCTGCCCCCGCTGGCATCGGTCGCGGTAAGGCCAAGGTTCCCCGTCAGGTCTGAGCCCGACACCGCGACCTTCGCGTCGAGCGCCGCCTGGAGGTCGGTCTGGGAAGCCAGTGTGCCGGTGATGTCGCCCCAGTCGACCGGATCGCCACCGACGGACGCGGCGGTGAGGGTCGTGCCGGTGAGGGTGAGTCCGCTCCCGGCGGTGAGATAGGTGTAGGCCCCGGCCGAGTCGTCCCAGAAGAGGATCCGGTCGGCGTTCGGATCGGCTAAATCGGCGATCTGCTGGAGTCCGGCGTCCTGTGCTTGCACGTCGGTGCCGATCACCAGGCCCAGGTTCGTCCGCGCGCCCGAGGCGTTCGAGGCCCCGGTGCCGCCGTCCGCGACGGCGAGGTCGGTGATGCCGGTGATCGCACCCCCGGCGATCGTGACGTTGCCGGCCGACTGGGTGGACATGGAGCCGAGCCCGTGGACCGACGACCCGACGCCAGCGATGTGGGTGTCAATCTGGGCATGGGTATTACTGCCGATGTTGGAGAGTCCCGTGTGGTCGATCTGCGCCCCGTCGCCGCCCGCATGGTCGTGCGAGTCGCCGTTGGTCACGCCCTTAGCCAGGGGAGCATAGACAGCGTCCAGCGTCGCTTTAGTCACCTTCTTGGTGGTCCCGGACGTGCCCCCGGTGGTGTCGGAGACATCCACGATCGGGAGGAGGTCGCCTGAGGCGAGCGAGGTCAGTTCTGTTAATGATGATATCTTTCGTCCTGCCATATTATTCGAGTAATAGGTCCTCCACCTGGTCGGTCCCCGACGACGACGACGGATCGCTGCCCACGACCTCGCCGCTCTTCCGGTACCTGATCGATCGCGCCTTGGCGGTCATCGAGGCGAGAAGGAGCGTGAAGTTGGCCGTCGCGCCCTGGTTGTCGAACTCCAGCATGAAGCTGCGGCCCTCCAGGTTGACGTTGCGGATCGTCCTGAGCACGTTCTCGTCCTGGCTGGAGACACCGGAACCGGTCGATTCGCCGAAGAGGAAGTCGGTGAAGGTGTAGTGCCCGAAGTTGACCGTGGGGGAGATGGTGCCGATGTTGGAGGTGTAGACGGTGTCCACCCCATCCTTGATGATGTTCAGGCGGATCGTCCCCGAGGGCCGTCTGAGCACGACGTTGACATCCTTGAGCTTCTTGTAGCGGTCGAGCTCCTTGAAGTGTTCGGCTTTGATGCGGTAGTAGCCCCGGATGGAGGAGCCGAAATCGGTCGAGCCGGATAGTATCTCCTTGACGTAGCCCGAGGCGTCGTCCCCGTAGAGGAAATGGGTCACGCCGTCGGTGCCCCGGTAGGTGGTCCAGCAATTCGCCTGGATATTACTCCACTTAACCCAACCGAGCCGCTCACGGTCGTAGACCAGCGCCTTGCTATTGGTGGCGCTGCCTGACGGCGTGTAGGCGAAGATCGCCAGGTTTTTGGTGGAGTCGGAGACGTAGATCGCCGAGACGTTCTGGACGTAGGCCGGGTCGATGGTGCTGACGACCGAGCGCACGCGCGAGGAGAGCTCGTTGGTCCTGAGCACGTCGAAGGCGAAGCCGGCTTCGTTGCCGATGGTGAAGACGCCCCGACGACTCATGAAAAACACATCGTTCTCCACCCCGATGATGCTCCTGGGAGCGATGGCGCCCACCGAAGGATTCACCAGGACGACCTGGGGCAGGCCGTCGGTCGTGAAGGAGAACTGGTAGATCGAGTCCTCCTTGAAGACGATCAGCGAGTTCTTGAACACGATCAGGCCGGTGATCACCTGGCCGTCGTTCTTGGAGATGTCGATGAAGCCGCCGCCCGAGCCGACGGTGAAGTCGTGGACCTTGTCCCCGCCGCCCGAATAGTAGAGCCGTGAGGGGTTGGCGGGATCGCCGGCGAGGAAGAGCGAGTCCTTATAGAGCGCGACATATTTCCCCTTCTGCCCCCCGGTCGAGTTGCCTTCGGGTGGGGTGAAGGTCGTGGACGGGGTGACGGTGCCCTTGTCGACATAGGTGGTGGAGCTGTTGCCCTCGACGTAGGTGATAAAGCGCCAGTCGCCATCCTTGCGGCCGTAAACGTTGTAGCCGATGGCGTTGGTGACCGTGGACCAGGTGACGGTCATGTAGTTGGAGGTGTCCAGCACCGACTGGTTGAGCGTGGTCGATCCGGCGGTGGAGCCGGTGGTCTCGCCCACGGCGGTGACGGCGGTGATCTTGTAGCTGAAGGTGTAGGAGCCGGATGAGCCGGTCCTGGTGGCGGTGGGCGCTGACGGGGCGGAGATCGCCGTGAAGCTGGTGATCGAAGAGCCGTCGTAGTAGGTCAGGGCATCCGTGCCGTTGCAGAGGTAGAGGCGGTCGTAGGCCATCACGCCCTCGGTGTTGAGGGTGGTGGTGTAGGTGAAGCCGCTGACGTTATCCCAGTCCGCCCCGTCGTACTCCTGGAGGGTGGTACCCGACATGCGGAGGAGTTTCCTGGTGCCGTCCGACTTGTAGAACGGGAAGAGGCCGGTGACGCGAGAGCCCGACTCCGAGCCGAAGTAGGCCTGGCCGTCGCGGGGACACTGGACCTTGCCGTCCTCCACGAGCTGGATATCCTGCGCCTCGCTGAGTTCGTCCGGGCGGATCTGGGTGTTACTGACGAGCAGGTTGAGGCCACGAATCCACTTCTCCATGCGGGAGGTGAGGGTCGGCTCTTCCTTGAAATTGGTGACGAATCTTCTGCCCATACGTTAATAGCTGCCAAAGCCGCGAGGCGTGATGCTATTCTCGATCGCGGTCATGGCATAGAGTTGGTTGTGGGCGGGGGACTGCTCCATCCCGATCAGTTCCTCGATCAGTTGCTCCGCCTCCTGTTTGGCGAGCTGCTCCTTCTGGAGCTCCTCCTCGCCGTGGTAGATGTCGGCCATCGCCAAGAGGGCGATCACCCGGATATTCGGGCAGATCACCGCGTCGCTGGTGGCCGTGCGGATTGGCGGTTGGAAGAAGTAGGAGTAGTAGATGGTGTCGGCGACCGCCACGACCGGGTTGATGTGCATCTTCCAGGCGTCGGTGGCCTGGTCGTACCACTCGTAGGCGATCTTGGCCGCCGCGTTGTTGTTGATCAGGTTCTGGTACTGCATGTAATCGACGATGGCGA